TCAGCCCGGCTGGCCTGGCCCACCGATGTTGAAATCATTCTGCACGATCGCTACGGCATCGTCGGCGATGCGCTGCAGGTCGCCATATTGCCCGATATAATGCATCGTCCAGTTGCAGCCGGTCATGCTTTCGGTCGCAGTCGGCTTCGGCATCGGGATGAGGATCTTCGCTCGGGCCGATCGAAGTCTGGGGTCGGCGTCGACCCGGTTCTGGACGTAGGTGCGGATTTCGGTGCCTGACACAAATTGGCGCATGGCGGTTTCCTTCCTGCGGAGCGTTCGGCTGTGGGGAGGCCCTGCACAGGCGTTGCCGCTCGACAAGCTTTTCAACCTGCATAAGGCTGAAGAGGTTCCATCGGAGCGGGGCCAAGGGTTGCATGACGAAAGCGCGCGCCAATTTGTCGCGATGGTGGCACGGGCTGGCTCGTGCGTCGCAATATTTGCCAGAAATTTACCATGTTCGGTCGATAACGGACCAACGATCGATGGCGGCGCCTGCGCGGTCCAAAGGTCGGTTGTCGGGGGTGGAAATGCTGTCTGTCTTTGCACTGCTTTATGGTTTCGTCGCGATGTTCGTCCTGTCGAGCCTTAGCCGCAATCGCCGCGAGCGGCGGCCGGATGCGCCGATCCTGGCGCTCGCCGGGCGCGGGCTGATGGCGGCTTCGGTCACGGGTGCGGCGCTTGCCGCGAGCGCCGCAGCATGGGCATCGCTGGTCCACTGATCGCGCAATTTCGGCAAAGACGCGAAAGGCGCGGCCGAAGGGCTTGTCGCGCGCCCGCGCTTTGGGCTATCTGCACCGCGACGCGGGCGTAGCATAGTGGTAATGCTCTAGCCTTCCAAGCTCCCCATCATTCAGCAATTCCGGGCTCTTTGGCGTAAAACGGCCCGAAAATCGGCTGTTTACGATCAATAGCTTAGCGGCAGGCTGTAAAACGCGGCGATCGATTTGTGTGTATATATTTGCACATTCCTGTTGACACCCCTGCGCCTAGTGTGTATTTATTTGCGCATAGAACGGGATAGCAAAAAGATCATCAAGCGCCTTCTCGCAGAAGGCTGGGAACAGGTTTCGGTGCGGGGCTCGCACCACAAGTTCCGGCGCGGGGAGGTTTCGCTCGTTGTCCCACACCCCAAGCGGGATTTGCCAATCGGCACCGCCCGCAGCATCGCTAAGGCAGCGGGGTGGCTCTAAGCCACCCCTTCGGAGGTTCGACATGAAATATTTTTACGCCGTCGTGCACAAAGATCCTGACAGCGCCTATGGCGTGCACTTTCCCGATCTGCCCGGATGCTTCTCGGCGGCGGACGATCTGGACGATGTGTTACCGAACGCGATCGAGGCGATGGAGCTTTGGCTTGAAGATCAGCCCGAGCCCGCGCCCGGCAGTCTCGCCGCCGTAAGGGAGAAAGCGGTGGATGATCTGGCCGATGGTGCCTTTCTGATCGCCGTTCCGCGCATGACGGTGAGCGGCAAGCTGACAAGGGTCAATCTGTCGCTCGATCAGGGTACGCTCGCCGCGATCGATTCGGCCGCTGGGGCGCGCAAGTTGACCCGAAGCGCCTTTCTGGCCGAGGCGGCCCGCAATGAAATCCAGGGCAGACATTAAGCCGACGGGCGATGATCCCGAACGCATCATCGCCGTCGAAATGATGAGGAACGGCGAGCGGTGGCGGTTCGAGCGGATGGATGATCTGCCTGAGCCGCCACCACCGATCAGATCGGAATCGGCGAGGCATAATTCGCCAACTTGAATTGGACCGCCTGATAGACCACCGGCGCGTCACACACCGGGCACCAACGCGGTGATTCCGCGCACATCCTTCAGAAAACGCGCGAGCTGGGCGGCGTTGAGATCGATTTGCGCCTTTGTCAGCGCCACATTGTGCAGCACGTCGAGGCTCATTTCGACAGGCGCCGTGAATGTCCCCTGCGCGCCGCCGGTAATGAGGGTCAGGCCGCTGGCCACGCGCGAGCCGGCGTTCGCCGTCACCACACTGTCGGCCGCCGTCAGATCATAAAGCCGTTGTCCAACGCCAGCTTCCACAACCCACGCCATCATGCGGATCGTCTGCATTTCGGTCGCGGTGCGGTTCATCGTCGAGGTGACGATCGATCCGCCGATCGTCGTCGCGAAACGAAATGTGCCGACATCATTCACATAGCATTTCGTGTTCGATCCGAAACCAACCGGCGCGCAGCGATTTGTTGTCGCGCTGGATGGAACGACGGTGCCGCGCCACACGAACAGGCGTGTAAAGCTCAGCGGCTCCGCCAGTTCGGTATGTGTCAGATAGTTTGCCGCAGAGAGGGTTGCGCGGTCGGCGGCATAGGATGGCGTGCCGACGATCGCCGAAGGCGTAGATGCCCGCGCCGCGCGGTTCTTCACCGAATTGGCGGCGTCGATGCCGATATAGTTGAGCATCTGCAAGCCGGTCGAAACCGGAAGGATGACGCGCGAACGCGGGCCGCTGCCAGCGCCCGTGCTATCGATTAGGCCAAGGGACATGGAACCTCCTAAAGTGCGGTTGCGGAGCGTTTGAACAGGCAGCATGCCTCTTCGCCGGGGAAATAGGTTCCGGCATAGCTGACAGTGTTTTCCTGCGGATCGTAACCGGACAGAGCCGCATAGAAGTGCGAGAGCAGTCCGAACTTCCGACTGTCATAGATGTTGCCGGCGCCAATGATCGGGGCCGTTCGCCGTCCATAATCGAGCGCAGGCGATGCACCGAACGCGCGGTTGCAGGTGATCAGCAAGGTCGAACTCGCAACGATCGAGACATCGGTTACGGTCAGGTCGCCGGTCGCATCCCATGGGAACAGCCCTTTGTTGGTCGGCTGCGCGGCCGTGTAGCCGCTATAAGTGTCGAGGAACTGGATCGGCGGTTCGGGGACAAGGAAGGTGACCAGCATCTGGTTGCCCTTCGTCTCGACGCTGTAAGGCGAGAATGGGAACGGCACCTTGCCGAGCACCTGATGCTCGAACATGCGCACGCCCAACTGCATCCCGCGCCATGCCGTCGTGTTGACATCGAAGTGGAGGCCTTTCGAGGAACCGCGATAGCCGCTCACAAGGATCGGCCCGCCATCCTCCAGCGCCAGATCAAGCTGCGCATTGGCAATGTCGAGGCCACCGGGTGAAATGATGCCGGCACCACAAATCTGCTGGATATAGACGGGCACTTGCGGTTCGCCGGTCTGGCCGAAAACGCCCAGCGTCGTGTCGGCATGATGATCGGACCGCAATTGCCGGAACGCGGTCTTCCATGTTGCGGGGGCGGTGCCGAGCGAGCCATCCTGTTCGCCCTGAAGGTAGATCAACCCACCCTCGCGAATAGCCTCGCCGAGGCCGGTCGCGATGCTCTTGGCGATCGTCGCCCCGTCGCCGAGCCGGCGGTAATAGTCGGGCGAGGTCCCTTTGCTCAATTCAGCGATGCTCTTGCCGCTCATGCCGGCCGCATAAGCGATGAAGCGGCTCGTATCGCTGGCAAGCCCCGCGCGGCGAAGCCGCAGCCAGCTAAGGGTGGCCAGCGCGGTTTCCGCTATCGTCTGCCCCAGATTGCTTGCGGTGGGATCGAGCGCGGCTTGCGCGGATGCATCGAGCAAGGTGCCGTCGCCGGTTCCGCGCACCGTGCTGATCATCGTATTGAACGCAGCCGACCCCATTTGCACCCAAGGGCCGCCGGATGCCGAATTGCCGTGCAGGCTGTTGCCCATCATGCGCAGGCCGAGGGTTCGGCCGAGGAAGGTATCGCCGAGGCCCACAGACCAACCCCATTGCGCCGGATGCGCCATCTGCCCGACGCTGTTCGACTGGCCATAGACGGGGAAGACCGTGTTCTTGGTCGACAGACCGACAACTTGCGCCGGGCTCACGGTGCGCTCCCGCAGGATCGCGGCGCGCTGTTCGGCCAGGCTGTTTTTTGCGGCAATGTAGTCTGTCGAGAAATTCCCGCCTGCGGAAGCGGTGATCGTCCCGCCGCCGGGCGTTGTGATCGTGCTATCGGCGTTGAGGGAAAAACCTGCGATCTCCGCAGTCCCGTCCCAACCCAAGCGGTGCGCGACGCCGCCATAGCCGTCGAGGAAGGCAACGCCATCGTCGAACGAAACCACGCCCAGGCTTCCCAGCGAGATCGAGCCCGTCACCGGATCGACGCTGATATATGTTCCGGACGTGCCGATGCGAACGACGCCGCCGACCTTCGAGATCTGCGGAGTTGAAACGCCGGGTGCGGCTTCGTCTTTGGATATGAAACTTATCACTCCGTCGTCGACCCGGATAACGCCGGCCGGTAGAATGATATCCCGACCGTCGCCGGAAAATTCGGCGATGACCCCGCCCCATTTATCGGTCAGTGCGTGCGACGAGCCTGCATCGGTCGCATTGGTCAGCAGCGCTGCTACCGCCACCGCCAGCGCCGAGGCGTTCGGGAAGCTGGCGATCGCGGCCGCGCTGGGATTGCGGTACAAGGTCGCGAACACGTCCGTGGAGGGCGCGATCACAAGAAAATATTGGCCTGATGTCGTGGCCGCGAATCCGGTCGCATAATCGGGGTAACGGTTCGCCGACAACAGGACCGCCGCATAAGCATCATAGGCATTGGACGCATAACCGGCCGCCTGGTCGCGATAGCCTTGTGTAATGCCCTTGTCGGCCGCGACCGTAGCTTGCTTGCCTGCGACATCCGATTGGCGGGTGATGACATCGGCCTGGCGGAGCGCGACATCGCCCTGCATGGTGACGACGGCGGCCTGTCGGTCGGTCACATCGTCCTGCCGTTCGATGATATCCGCCTGTCGATCGGATACATCCGACTGACGCTCCATTACGTCGGCCTGGCGATCCGCAACATTCTGCTGCCGAGTCGCCACGTCGTCCTGTCGCTCGACGATATCGGCCTGGCGGCCAGCGACATCTTCCTGCGCCGTAAGGACGGTTTGCTTGTCGCCAGCGACCGCCGCGCGGTCGGCGCCCGTCGCCTCGGCATCCTCGTTCGCTATGTCGCGTGCAGCTTGAGCTTGGTCGCGGTATTCGCCGGCATTCGTTTCGCTCTGCCCCGCCGCATCGGCTATGTCCTGCACCTCGGCCCGGATACCGTCGCCGAGGGCTGCGAACATCGCGTTGGTCAGTGGGTCGCCTTCGTCGATCCCGCCGATCGCGAACTGCTCGGCGGCCGACAGGCCGCGCGCGCCGGTTTCCTTGATCATCACCACGGCGGGCGAAATCAAAGCATCGGCATAAGGCAGGTCGATCGTGACCGGCTGCACGTCGGAGCCGTCCGAGGTCCCCGGCGCGACGATGATACGGTCGCCGCCGCGCCAGATCTCGCCGCCGGTCACGATCTCGCGGATCGCGTAGGAGCCGGCGCGCGCCGCGAATTCGGCATAGAGCGCGGCGGTCTGCTCGCCGGTGAGGCTGACGATCATATAGAAGGCATCGACCGACAGCGTTGCGTCGACGCTCAGCGATACCTGGTTGGCGAGCGTGCGGCTGATCTCCAGCCTGAAGCTGCGCCCGCTCAGAAGCTGCGGATCGCCCGCCGCGTCGGCAAGCGCGGCGTGCAGCACATAGGGCTCGCCGGAGCGCAGGGTCAGCGCTCCGGGCGTCGGAAGTCCGGCCATGGGGGTTCCTTCAGATCAGGAGGATCAGGGCGCCTGATAGCCCTGCACATTCACCAGCACGTTCGCTCCCGTCGTGCCGCAGTTGACGTTCAGCGCGGTGGCGGCCGCGCTCTCTAGCGGCGTCGGGAAGTCCATCACGCCGGCCAGCATGGCGATGCCCGCCGTGATGGACTTCCCGGCGGTCGCTCGGCCTTGCGGCGCTCCGCGCCGTCAGATGCTTGATGTGGACCGCCGGCGCGCGCGGCGCCGGCAGGGGCGATCAGGCGGCGGGCGCCTGCGGGCTGTGGGCGACCAGGCCGCCGCCGAGGATCAGCGCGACGGCCTGGCCGACCGCGCCGATCTGCGCGCCGGCGGCGGGCGCACCGGCAACGGTGGCGATGGTGGCGAGGCCGACATAGGTCGAAGGCTCCTTCACCTTGCGCCCGAGCCAGTTGAGGATGCTTTTCATGGGGTACTTCCTTTCAGGTGACGCGCACGAACAGGAGTGTGGGCCGGCGCGTGGCGGCCGTCGAACCGGTTCAGCCGAGCAGGATGCCGCGCAGCCGGTTGCGGATTTTGGCGACGTTTTCCAGCCCGATGCGCCCGCCGTTCGTGATCCGCCGGGCCTCGACGAAATCACCGCGATCGACCGCGGCGTTGACCTTGCCCTGGCGGAAGAATTCGAGCGCGATCAGCGGGCCGGCTTCGGGCGGCGCGGCATCGGGATTGGTGACCAGATCGATGCCGATCAGGTCACCATAATGCTTGTAATTGACTTTGCCGGTGAGCTGCAGATCGTATCGGCCGCGATAGGTGTAGCCGTCATGGCTCGGCCATGGATCGTTCCCCATGCGCCCGCCATATGCCCGGCTCGCAATCTCCACCGGGTTACCGACCGCCGCCAGCGCCTGCGCCTTGGTGAAATGCGACGGCCACAAGGCGACCAGCGCCTGTGCGCTGTAGCTCATATTCTCGACGAAACGCCGGAACCCGCCGGTTTCGTTGCAGCACTGCGCGATGAATTCCGCGATGCGCGGCGCCGTCGTCATGCCATAAGCGGCGAAATGCTCCGCGGCGACCTTGCCGCGCAGCCGGATCATGTCGTCCGCCTGCCGGGATGCCGCAAAGGCATAGAGCGCCGTGAAGGTTTTCGGCCCGGCCACGCCATCCGGCGTGCCGCAGGCATAGCCCTGCGCCGTCAGCAGCACCTGCGCGGCCTGCCAGTCGATCGGCATCTTCTGTCCTTTCAGTTGGTGTCGGGCGCCGCGGCGTCGATCGCGGCGATGCCGGCGGCCATGTCGTCGGGCTGATCAAGCGAGATCGGGAAGACATCGCGCAGCAGCACGCCGACCCGTTTCAGCGCCGGCGAATAGGGTGCGGCGCGCTGCAGCTCGGGCAGGATCAGCAGGATGGCGATGCGAACCTTGTCGAACTTGGCGTCGACCGTCGCGCAATGCTCCTCGCAGCGCGCCAGACTCTCGGCGATCCGGGTTTCCAGTCCCTTCTCGCGCGCATCGAGATCGCGTTCCCAGGCGGCATTGCGGGTCGATCGCGTTTCCTCGCGCCCCGACAGCCAGCCAATCACCCATTTCGCCGCAGCCCCGGCCGCGCCCAATATGGCGAGCGCACCCGCCAACATCCCGCCGAGTTCCCCCGGCGAGGTGCCCCCCGTATCCGCCATGATGTCCCTTTCCGAAAAATCAGTCGGCCGCGATAACCTGCTGGCCATCCTCGCTGATCGTGGCACGCCCCTTGATCCTGGTTTCCACCGGGATCTCGCCGTCGCGCAGTTGCGCGACGATCACCGCCGGCGGCGCGGTGACATAGGTCCGCACCACCTCGCCCGGCTTTCCAATCGCCACCCGCATCCGGCCCTCATTTCATGCTTGCGTCGATGATCAGGGCGGCTTCGCTGAGCACGATGGCCGAGGTGCCGCCCTTCCACGTCATGTCGATCGTGTATGTGCCCGCTGACAGGCTGGCGATCCCGGCCATCGCGACAATGCTTTGATAGTCGCCGGCACCGCCCGATGCGCCCGCGATCGGCGAACCGCCTATATTGATGTGCGCTTCCCAATCCGGAATTCCCGAATAATAGTTCTGCGATCCCACCGCCTGGATGATCACCATGCCGTCATAGGGCAGCACCAGGGTGAAGGTCAGGATCGTCACGAGAGATCCCGACCCCGCCTCCGTGCCGACCTGTTCGACGCCCGCACGGATCGTCACCGATGCGTCCTCGATCGACAGCGTCTTGACCTTGTCGGGGTTGACGACGCCGCTGCTATCGAGCGCCGCCGGAATGCGGCCATCGGTCAATTCGGTGGGGCGGCTCGAAACCCCGCCCCACGTCGATACCGTCCCGGCTATCGCCGCGATCTTGTTCAACAGCGTCTGGCGGGCCGCATAGGCCGCCTGAAACGTCGAAATGAACACCGACCGGACAATGGCCGTGTCCGCAGTATAATCGTTATAGGCCGGCGACAGCGCCGCGAGGTAGACGCCCAGCGACGTGATGGCGGAATCATAGGCCGTCTGCTCCGTCGTGATGGCATAGGCCGTGGCCTGCGCATCGATGCCGGATTGTTCGGACGTCAGGACGCCATAATCGGCAACGATGGCTGGCTTTTCCGATCTATCCAGAACGTTGTCGGCAACGATCGTCCCGATTTCCGTCAGCGCGGTGGTGGCATCCGCTTCCGCCGTGGCAGCAGCCGAGGCCGCATCCGCCGCTGAGAGCCTCGCATCCTCGATCCCCAAAACATAAGGCGCGTTGCGCGGATCGAAGGTGATCGGCGCGGCGGCGGTGACAGGCGCGGTCTCGCTCGCGTCCCATGCATAGATCGCATCATTTTCTTCGGTCAGCACCATCGGGCAGGTGCCGTCATAGGTGATCGTCTGATCGGCGACGCGGAACTTCTTGCGGACGAAGGCACAACCGGAAAAGGTCAACGGCAGCGGATCGCCGATCTGATATTTCCACGCGCGGTTCGAAAAGACGGCGCTGAATGTGCCTGGATATTGGTGCCGTTCGAGGACCTGTTTCGCGATGCGTTCGCCCTGGCTGGGGCTCTCTACCGCGAGCAGATCGAGCGTCAGCACGCGATCGATGCCGTCGAGGCTGGAAAGCTTCACTTCGGGATAGTCGATCGGCTGATAAAGCGAATTCGGCGACGGATCGGTATATTTGCCGCGCACGATATTTTCGGAAACCGTGGGGAACGGATCCCATGTGTAGCCGCCCGGCAGCACATCGACATCGGTCAGGCCGTCATCGGCATCGATCACCGCAAGATCGTTGTGCATGATGGCAAGGCTGAGCTTGCCGCCATTGTCGCGCAGCCGGCCGTTGCACGCGGCGACCAGCACAGAATGCACCTGCCCGGGCTGATTGCCTTCGGTAACGACGGCGCCGCCATGGTAGCGCGGCTCGGTGCTCGAATCTGCCTTCGTCACCGCTTCGTCGCACAGATTGGCCGCGACGATGAAGCTCGGCATGTTGAGTCGTTCCTTGGGCAGGCCGGGGCCGACCGACAGTTCGCCTTCTATCCGCCATCCGAGATGGTAATTGAGGATCTGCAGCGCGAGATTGTTGCCGATCTCGGTCCCGCCCGGCGCGAAGGACCATGTCGATTGATCGTCGGCGCGCATCGATCCGCTGCCGCCCGGCACCGTGCTGTCGCGGCGCGGATCGTAGAGCGGCATGCCCTTGCCGATGATCGTGACGCGCGAGGGCAGGCCGCTGGCAAGCGGGCTGGTCGCCTTGCTGCTGCTGCCCGTCCGCTTGAGCCGGACATGGACATAAGCGCAGCCGGTGAGGCGGGCGTTACTGCCCCAGGTGCCGCCGCCGTTGATCGCGATCGTGTTGGAGGCATTGCCCTCCAGCACGGTATCGATCGACAGATAGCCCGCATAGAAACTGTCGACGCCGCCGCCGGCGCTCCAGGCGAGCCGCTGTTCGAACCATATTTCGTCGATCGACGTCACCTTATGGCAGGCGACGCCGATGATATAATCGATATATTCCTGATCGGTCCCCGACGGCTCGACATAGCGAATATCGGTGCCCATCGCCGTCTGCCCGAGCACCATCGTGCGGAAGGCATTCGGATTGACCGATGCATTGAGACGATCGAGCTGACCGAGCGGCGACTGCGGCATTTTGGGCGACAACAGCGATGACGCCGCCGCCAGTCCGGCGACAGTAAGGGCGAGCGGCGCCAGGCTGGCAATCGTGGCCGCGGCGGCGAGGCCCACAGATCCGGCAATCGCGCCAAAGATACTCGCGCTGACGGCCTGCCCCGCGCCGGGAATGACATTGACCGCGATCGCGGCGACGATCAGCAGCGGCTTGACGATCTTGCTCATGCGACCCGCCACGCCCGCTGCCAATGGCGACGATCGACCTTGACCAGACCTTCATGCTGGCCTTCCGATCCGACGCCGATCGCGAACGCGCCGAACGACACGCACAAGGCGCCGCCGCAGCGACCATCGACCCATTGGCCGTCATCGGCCATCACGAGATCGCCGCGATGCGCGAACGCAGGCTCCACCGCTTCGAATTTCGCATCGAGCGTGGCGGCCAGCGTGCCCTTGCCGATCCGGCGCAACGCCCGCACCGATCCGGCCATGCTGCGATAGCGGCCGCGAAACTCGGCCATCGCATCCACGCCGGTCATCGCCAGCACGGCCCCGCTGGCGAAGGTGCAGCAATCATGCTTGCCATAAGCGAATGGCACGGACCGGCATTTCCCGAGGAAGCCCCCGAGGCGCGTTTCCCAATCGGCGTAGCGCATTACGGTATGTCCACCCTGCGGCCATAGGCCGGAACGATAGCACCCGCCGATCCGCTGCTGCCGGCGAGATTGCCCTGCGTCGTGCCGTTGGCGATGGCGATCGACAGCTCGGCCGAATGATCATCAGGATCGTATCGCGGTTGCGCCAGCCAGGTGCGCCCGCTGGCCGTGGTCGCGAAGGCCAGCCAGCTTTCGATCGTCATCGTGATCGTCTGATAGGTGTCGTCTCCGCTCAGCTTTGGCACCTGCATATAGCCGGTATAATAAGACCAGATATTGCCGATCGGCGCATCCGTGGCCGGATCGCGCATCATCGCCCACAGGCGGCAGATCCGGCCCTGAAAATAGGCCCGGCTGCCGATCTGGTTCAACGCATCGGTATCGACCCCGATCAAGCCGGACAGCGTGACGGTCACCTGGCTACCGCCGCCTTCCTTGTGCTGGACGGGCGACACATCCATCCACGCCCCGCCGAGCGCATCGAACATATGCCCGTCGAGATCGTCATCGCCGGTGCCCGAGAAGGTGACCGGATAATCGGTAGTCGACAGCCGCAGCGGATCGCCGGCGAAATCGAGCAGGCCGAAATAAGCCACACGCGAGGTCTGCGCCGCGAGCGCGGTCTGGGCGGTGGCGTCTGGCGTGTTGAGCATCAGAACGCTTCCTCACAGCCGAAGGGCTGGATCTGGTACATCTGGCCGGGCAAGGCCGTGTAGGGCAGATCATCCTTTTCCGACGCCATCAACGCCGTCGGCAGCCGGACCTCGACCGGGGCATTGTCGGCGGGGCTCGATCGCAACACGCGGCTAAGCGACAAGGTGGCGGCGCCGCCGGATGCCACCGCATCGGCCGCGAGCACGATCGGCTGTTCGCCGACGGTGATGGCATGGCCGGCCTTCAGCACGATGCCCGATGTCGGCCAGCCATCGGTTGCCAGCGACAGCCCGGCCTGGCCGGCGCCGTTGACGAGCACGCTGGTGGCAGCTGTCTGCGGCGAATCTGCGATCTCGATCCGGAAACTGTTCGCCTGGCCGTTGCAGGCGAGCAGGAATGCGCGCCAGGGCAGGAATTCGGCCTCGCTCATCACCAGCGGAAACGAGACCTGGCATTTCCAGAAGCCCGCCGATGGCAGGATCGTGCCGCGACGGCGCCCGACGAAGGTCGAACGGTTGATCTGCGTCTTGGCCGGCGGCGTCCACATGATCTGGGCGATCTTCGGATCATTGGGAAAGGCGATGATCGTCATGGTCTATCCCGAATATGCAAGGTTCGGCCGCTGCAAGGCAGCCGTGGTGCGGCCCTGCGCGGCGGCGAGCAGCACCGGCGCGCTGGCATAGACCGCGCGATAGGCCGCCGCCTCCACCATCGCCGGATCGGTTGCGTTGCGGGCATCGACCGTCACGCTGATCGACTGGCCGCCACCGCCCATCATGTTGAGGCGGTGGTTCGGGATCACGGTCGTGGGCGCTTTCGACATCAGGATTTCCGGTCCACGCTCGCCGACGAGGAACGGCATTCCGACGGGCGGATCGCCGCCATTGGCAAAACCCGGCAGGCCACCGCCACCAAAGCCGAGCGCGCTGGCGAGCGGCTTAATGATCGCCTGGCGCACCGCGATGCGGATCAGATCGGCGATGATCTGGTTGGCGACGTGCTTGAACGCATCGCCGAGCGATTTCGCGCCGGTGATCGCATCGGTGATACCATTGGTCAGGCTGTTGAGGCCGTCGACCTCGATCGACTGAAACGCCTCGGTGATGTGCCTGCTCTCGAAATCGAGCTGATCGCCGAACTGCTGGAGCGGATTGCCCTTCAGCGCCTTCTCGATCTCGCCCTGATTGTCGTTCAACAGGCTATCGGTATTGCCCCTCGGGACGATGCTGTTTTCGAACCTGCCGGAACCCTCGGTGATGCCCGGCGCATCGACGTCGCCGATCTTGAACCGGGCGATATCGGTCTGCTTCAGGCTGGCTTCACCCTGTTTCTTGGTTTCCTCAAGCCATTTATCGTACGTCTCGAAGCTGGTGAACGACTGCACCCACAGATCGAGCGCGGTGTATTCCTTGCCCTTCCGTGCCTTTGGAGGCCGCTTGTAAGGCACAAGGCGTGGATCGATCACGCCAGAGTCTATCGCGGTGATGATCGCCTGATTGGACAGGACTTCCTCACGCGCCTTCGCCAGCGCCATGAACTTTGGCGTAAGGTCGGCGGCCATCTGCCCGGCGGTGCGCCCCTGCTTTTCCAGTGCCTCCAGTTCAAGACGGATGCTTTTTACATCAAGCCCGCCATCCTTGAGATCGAAGGCGCCGTTCAGCACCTTCGTCTTAAGCTCCGTGAGCCCCCCGGAAACGCCGCCACCAAAGACCATCCCGGCTAGGGCGCCGGTGTTTGCCGCGCCCACGGCTCCGCCTCTGCCGAACGCCAGCGGAAGCGTCGTCCGGATACCTTGCACGCCACCCGTGGCGTCTTGCTGCGCCTTTTTCGCGGCCTTCAGATCCTGTTGCGCTTGCAGCCGAATATTCTCGGCCAGATAGATATTGTGCGTCTTGAGCGCCTGCGTCGTTGTGTCGATCAGCGGCGCCAGCTTGCTCTGTGCATCGGCGAAGGCATCGGCCGATCCGGTCGCCTTATCGGCGGCGGTATCGGCCTCGAACATCTTCTCGACATATTGGGCAAGCGCGCTGACCGCGACCAGGATGCCGGCACCGGCCATGCCCGAGAAGAACCGGCCTACAGCGCCGACCTTACCGCCCAGATCGGCCATCGCGCCGGCAAGCTGCCCCGCCTGCGATATGAATGCGCGGATCACGCCCTGCCCGAGCTGAACCTGCGTGAAGAAATCGCCGACCTGAAAGCCGACATTCTTCATCGCCTGCTGTTGCTGTTTTGCCGACACGACGATGGTATCGCCGCCGCGCTTGAACGTGTTGGCAACCTGATCGAGCTTCGGCACGACCTTGCCGGCGTAGCCATCGACGTCGTTGGCGGCCTGGCGGAGCTGCTGCTGCAACAAAGCCGTGGTCGCCTCAAGGCGCAGCACCAGGCCGGCATCGATCGCTGCCATGGTTCACTTGCTCCTTTCGGTTTCGCGTGCTTCGGCCTGATCGTCGAAGATTTCGACGGCTGACCAGAGTTCGTTGGGGGTGGCCCGCCAATATTGGTCGGGCGTCCAGTGCAGATTGACGATGGCCCAGCCCATCATGCGCCGGCGGGGGTGTCTTTCGTCTTTTTTGCGACCGCCGGCTTCGCTTCCCCCTTGGATGTATATTTCCCGGTGATGGCATCATTGAGCAGCGGAATAAGCTTCTTGATCACCTCGAACAGACCGCCTTCGGTGTCCATCAGCAGCTTGCCGACACGATTGACGTCCCACCGATCTGCCTGATCGGCCTTGCCGGTGTGGCGGAGATCGGCCTTGATGCATTCGGTGACGATGATCGCGATGTTCAGTCCCTTCATGTCGCCGCTGGTCGCCTGCATCGACAATCGGAACATCGACAGCCCGGTCTGATCCTCGATCGCCTGCAGCGCTTCGTGGCTGGGGCGCATGACGTAATCGGCGTCGAGCCTGATGCGCTGTTCGCCACGGATGGGGTTTGCAGTCCCGCTCATGCTCAGGCCGCCAGAAGATTCACGCCTGGCGTTGCCGCCAGCATGAACTCAATTTTTACGCCCACATCACTTTTCGCCTGGAAGTCCTGTGCAATGCTGGTGACATAGACGGCCGCGGTGAAAACGACGTCCGTTGTGCCGTCGCCTGACGATCCATCCTTCCGGATCTGGATATCCTTCACAGTCTTCGAATAAAGAGCCAACTCAAGCGCCGAATAGCCGTTTGCATCCGGAAGGGTGACAAGAATATCGAGAGAAAGGCTCATTTCTCCGATGCCTGGTCGGGATACGGCATACTCATCGGCCTTCGTCGATTGATCTATCTTGCTGCGTGACATGGTATAGGACATTCCACGCTGCCCGGCGACTTCATGAAAAACCTCCGGTGTGGCTCCATCGCCAACCCAAAGGCGGTAGTTATCGGCATTCAGATACGCCATCTCGTTTCTCCATAGGTAATGGCCCCGCCGATCGAGCAGGGCAGGTAATCGTCAAAATCGCGGTTTCAGACCGGCTCGGTGGTGCAGGTGAATGTCTGCGTACCGACGTAGACTTCCTCTTCGGGCAGCAGAATCGCGGTGGAGTTCTGCTGATAGAGATGGCCAAAGATCACGCCGTTCGCCGGATCGGGTTTCCAGCCATCGAGTGCCGCCCGGTTCTGCGCCTGCAACGCGGTGCAGCGGCTCCTGAGCGGGCCTTTGGTCAAAGTGTTGATGGTGACCGCCCAGCGATCGAAGACCGCGCCCTTCACGCCCTGATCCTCGGGGTTCATCTCACCGATGATCACGACGGGCATGGGTGTCTTGTCGGGCACATGCTGATGGACGGTCGCGCCGGTCACCTGATCATCGAGCCGCACGAAGATCGCCTTCTGAAGCTGATATTCATAATCGATCGCGCGGGGATCAGTCATTCGGGTTCCCTCCCGCCGATGCATCCTGCAAAATCTTCGTCCAGACCGAACGCAGGTTCGGCAATTCGTTGGCGTTGAAATCCGCCCGGCGGCCGAACACGAAATTATATTTTTCGCGGCCGATCGCGCCGATGTGGCGACCCTTCCTGGTGTACGCCTTCCGCCCGGCGTCGAGAATGTAACCGTAGAAATAGCGGCTCTTCGCGCGCTTATCGAGCAGCCCTATCCGCAGGATCATGCTGACGCCCATCGTGAACTTCATCTTGAGCGCGGCCTTCAGACCACCCGACTTGACCGGCGTCTCGGCCTCCGCCCGCCCGAGCAGCCGGTTGCCGATCGCCTGCAGATCATCGGACAGGATCTTGCGGGCGCTGTCCGGGATATTCTTGATGATGCGCTTGGCATTGCGCAGCCCCTGGAGACGCTCAGCCATGGGTTTTCTCAGGCATTCTCGGGCACCTCCAGTTCGATCGACACCTGCAGTTCCCGGCGCCGCCCGTTCGGATCGACGACAGCCCGGACGCGATAGTTGAGCCCGTCGAGCACGATCCTATCGCCGGTCGCGATATCGCGCGGCCGCATCCGGATGACGAAGGCCTGGTTGTCCTGCATCACATCGGCGACAGCGGACTGCCCGCCGCCGGCGCCGCGCCCGGTCGACCAGAGACTGGCCTTCACCCAGGGCCGGCCGATCTCCGGCCATTCGCGGACCTGGCCGCCGGCGCCGTCGCTGACGGACGTGGCGCGCTGCACGATCACCCGGCGGTTGAGCTGGCCCGATTTCATCAGACCCGCCGCAGGATATAGGGATCGAGCAGCATGCCGACCGCTAGCGGCACCTCCACCATCGATCCGCCCGCCGCCTCGCGATTTTCAAACCAATGCGCGACCAGCATCTTGCCGACCGTCTTCAGATCATCGGGCACCGCATCCTCGGCATAGCCCGCGGTGGCGGTAACCGTGACGACACCCGGCGCATCGGCCGGGATCGGCCAGCTCGTGCCGATCGCGGGCAGCAGGCGGAGCCAGCCCCCGATCGCGACCGCACGAAAGGCCGTGAACGGCTGCGCGGTGCCGGCATCGTCGAGCCATGTGATTTCGATGGTGTCGGCATCGATCGGGCGGAACGGGATCAGCAGGAAATCCGCGAAGCTGTCCAACGTCCAACGCCGTTGGACCAGATCGATGACGACGCCAAAGCTCTCGTCGAGCATGCGCTGTGCTGTCGAAATCAGGCCGCCGATCGTCAGATCGCTGTCGAGATCGTCATCCTCGAGGCGAAGGTGATCCTTCGCCTCGGCCAGGCTGAGCAGCGGCATGATGGTCTCCGGGTCGGAAGGTTCGGGCCGGGCCGCAGCCGAAGCGCGCGGCCCGGCCCGGTATCGGTCAGGCGGTGCCGCGCAGCGACGCACGGCCACGTACGACGGTGGCCGACATCGGCGTGCCGGTGCCGTGGGTGCCGGAGAAATCGGCGAGCAGCTTCAGATAGTGCTTGCCGCCGACATAGCCGAGCTTCTGCAGGGTCGGCGAGGCGTGCGCGGCGACCAGCGAGCGGATGATGCCGTTGGCGATCGTCGTCGGCGCCAGGCTATCCTTGATCACGTCGTCGTCGGTGACGTTGGTATAGGTGGTGTCGTCGTCGCTGTGGGTGAGCACGAATTCGATCTTGTTCGTGCCCGAAAAAGTGATGCCGCCGACGCCGATGTTGAGCAGCAGGGTGGCGCTGCCATAATCGCGCAGATCGACTGCGGCGGGGGTGTTATCTGCCGCCAGCGTGGCGGCGGCGAGGGCGGCAATCGGGAAGATGCTCGATACCTGGTCCCGTTCGGGGGTCATGGCCTGTTCCTTTCAAGAAAAAAGGGCGGCGGCAGTCTGGCCGCCGCCCGATGGGTTTCGAGTGTCGCGGTCAGGAGGAAGCGAACTTCATCGCCTTCAATGCCTCGAAATTCACCGCGCCGCCGCCGGTGCGGCGCCGCATGTGGAACTTGACGAAGCCGGGCTGGGTGATGTTGTCGCGGACAACCGAGGTGCCGAGGCGATCGACGATCGTGTAGGCTTCGTTGAAATCGCCGAACAGGATCGAGAAGCTGTCGGCGGCGATCGCCGGCATATCTTCCCCATCGGTGACGGCAAAGCCGAAGATCGATTCGACCAGAGCGCCATCGCGCAGGCGCAGATCGACCAGATAATTGCCCTGGCCATCCTTGAGCTTGCGGATCGCCGCGATCGTGCGACGAGCCATCAGGAAGTTGGCGTTCTGGCGATAACCCGCCTTCAGTTCGAAGATGAGATCGATCAGCTTATCGGCAGGCGCCGTCGATGCGAAAGCTCCGGCCGCCCCCGACGGGACATATTGGAAGGTACCCCATGCGCGCGTAGCATCGGCCGTGGTGGCGAAGTCGTAGGACAGGACGCCCTTCGGCTTCAACACGCCGTCGCCGCTGATAAAGCCGGTATTTTCCTTGCGGGCGAACTTCGGTGCTGCTTTTGTACCCAGCCATGCCTCGACGTCGATCTTGCTATCTTCGAGCAGTTTCTGCGTCACCCACGGATAGGCATAGAGTTCGTTGACCGGGATGCGCCACATGCCAAGCTGGGGCGTATCGGTCTGGGAACGGGTCTGCTTCTCGCCCACCCATGCCGCTTCCATCTCGCCATTATCGATCGGCCCTTCGAGCGCATCGGTGCCGATCTGGACGACGTTGGCGAGCTGTCGCATCGGGGTCGATTCGTAGATCTTCTGCACCATGCGGCCAGAAACATCGGGCGTCACCCAATAGCCGCCCGACGGATCGGACGCGACCTGCATCGTGGTCGCCTTGAATTCGGCCCGACGAAGATAGCCGCCGAGATCGCCCTTATATTCGCGGAGCTGCTCGACACCATAATCGGACTTGTTGATCAGTTCGCCGAACGCGTTCGCCGCCTTCGCTTCCTTCGCCCCATCGCCGCCGGACAGCGCGAGCCGGTTGGCCTTGGCCTCCATCTCGTCGAGGCGCTTCTTGAGTTCGGCCTGAGCGTCGTCGATCGCCTTGTTGAGCTTTTCGACCTCATCCCTGGTGACAGCATCCTCGCCGCGCTTGGTTTCGACCTGTTTCAGGCGGTCGTCATTCTTCGCCTTGAAATCCTCGAAGGTTTTGGCGAGCGCATCGACCGCCTTCTTGACCTCGACAGCGAGATCGCCATCCTTGGTTTCGGGCGCCTTTTCGAGCGCCAAGGGGGACACGCCCGCGAGGAACGCGCCCTGCTTTCCGATAAACATGGCAATAATCTCCGTTTCAGCGCAGGGCTTCGGCCGCTTTGCGCAGGGACATGAGCATGTCTTTGGCCCCGTCACGGGGTTCATGCTCGGGCTGTCCACCTCCCTCGCGGAGATGCTTCTTGAAGATCGCGACCGCCCTCACGGCGGAAGCGTTCGACAAATTCAATTCGGATTTCAGGTCCGCTTCGATCGCGCGCAGCACGAGCGGATCGAACTGTTTTACGTTGCTGATCTGGGCTTCCGGCAGCATCGGGAAGGTGACCAAAGACACCTCCCACAGATCGACCTTCTTCAGGTGACGGACGCCGGTCGCACGATCGATCTTATCCTCGATCGTGTTGAAGCCGATCGATAGGCCCTTGACTGCGCCGGCGGCGATCAGCGCGCGCGCGCTGGCAGCCATCGGCACGTCCATGACAAGCTGGCCCTTGAGTTTCAGGCCCTTGTCATCCTCCGAAACTTCGGTCCAGACGCCGACCGGCATCGCCGGATCATGATGCCATAGCATCGGCGGCATTGCCTTGCGACGGCGCCAATCGGCGAGCGAGGCCTTGAACGCGCCGGGCTCGACGATATCGCCGCCGCGGTCCATCAGCCCGAACACCGAGCCATAGCCCTCGATCGTGCCGACAGCCGCGCCGTCGCCCGCCAGCTTGATTTCGCAATCGAAGGCCAAGCGATCCATGCCCTTCCGCTCGGGCGCGCGCAGCGGCACGAAGATGCGGCCTATGCCCGAACGCGGGGCAGCCAGCGGCTTCGCGACACCCGAAGGTGGCGCGGCGGGCGGACGATCCATGCTCATGCTCCTATTTGGCCGGCGGGGTCGCGGTCGGCACAAGATCGCGGCCATCCTGAATGGCCATGTTCGATTCGACGATATATTGGACGCCGCCTGCATCGGCGCGCGGGTTCATATCCTCCAGGTCGCGCCATTCGTCGGCATTGATGATGCCGTTGCGGCGCTGGATCTGCAGGCCTTCCTGTCGCGACTTGTAATCGCCGCGCATCATGCCCGAGAGGTTGAATTTCAGGAAATAGCCTTCGGCCTGTTCCTTGTCGGTCAGCAGGCTGACCTCAACCGACTGCTCGATCCGGGTCACCCAGGGCAGCAATGTGTGGATCACGTGCGCCAGGAACATCTGTTCCGAGCTGGCATAGGTCGCCGTTTTTTCGGACAGGCCAACCATGATCGGCATGACGCGGAAAAGACGGCAGACCTCCTCGATCTGGAAGCGGCGCGTTTCGAGATGCTGCGCATCCACGCCGGTCATCTGCTGCGACAGCCATTTGGCGCCGCGATCGAGGATCATCGGTGTGCCGCTGTCGGACGCCGCAAATTTCTTGAGCCATTCGGTCAGCTGCGCGTGCTGCGGATCGGTCAGCGGCCCTTCGATCGAATAGACGCCGCCGGGTTTCGCGCCATTCTTGTGCAGGCCGGCATGGCTTTGTTCGAGCGCGATGGCGAGGCCGATCGCCTCGCGCGCCAGGCGGACGGTCTCCATGCCCATCCAACCATTCCATGACGGGCCGCGCAGATGCCAGATATCTTCTGCCGGGACGGTGCGCGTGCCGACACCATCCGGCCCGCGCACCTCATAGCTGAGCGACAGATCCGCATGGCGGGTGACCACGACCTTGCCAGGCTCCAGCAGGATCAGTTCGAAGATCCTGCCGGCGACGCGGTTGATGTACACGAAGGCGTTGCCGGCCAACATGATGTGGATGACGATCGTTTCCCAGAATTCGAACGCCGTCTGGCGGCCGAAGGGCTGGCGATAGAGCTTCCAGAACAGCGGATGATCGCGCGCGGGATTGGCCCCCGTGCCCGTGGGCATCGATTTCATCAGCTTGCACGGCGACTGGGCGACACCCTCCGCCACAACCTTGACGCAGGCGAGTACCGCGGCGACCTGCAGCGCCGTCGTGAAGGTGACCGTCACGCCGGATTTGCTGTCCGGCCCCATCAGGAAGCCGGGCAGCATGTCGAGCGGGCGCGCATCCTTCGCAGATGGCGCAGCCAGCGAGGCGAACAGGCCCCTCACGACAGGCGCCAGGCCGCGGCGAGCAGCATTGCGCCGCCGACGATCCAGCCCGCAGGCTCATAGATCGCAGCCGCGCCGCCGGATATCATCATGACACCCGCGAGGCCGACGAGATCGCGCGCGATCACCGTTCCGTTCCGACGCAGGAAGGCGACAGTCTTGCGGATCATGCTGCCTCCCAAAAGGATTTGCCTGAACTTTCCGGGTTGCGGCTCATCAGCGAGACCGCGTTCAATTTCGCCATCAAGGGGTCGATCTTCGCTTTGCCCGATGCCTGTTTCGTGATCAGCACGGCGTTGCCCTTCTGTTCGACCTTGGCGTTGCCGACGCACCACGCCATCAGCGCTTGCGCGGCGTGCCACATCGTTCTGTCTTTCAACTTGCGTTCCGAGCCCCAGATCGCGCCCGAGAGCCGATAACCCTGATTGACCGCAACAACCTGCTCGCCATCGATGCCGCGCGCCGCCAATTCCTCGACCAGGGCGATGACGCCGACCGGATCGAGGCCTACGCCGTATTTTTCTGGCAGCAGGCCCGCGTCGCGCACCTGCTCGATATAGTTCGCGACCCCGATGATATCGGCAGTGGCGTCGTCGCAGATCGTCAGCGTGCCTTCGCGTTCGAAATCGAGCAGGCGCGGGGCGATTTCCTTGCGCAGATCGAGCACGTCGCGCTGCACCCAGGCGTGACACCACACCAGCCAGTCCCGCGTCACCTTGCAACGGCCGACCAGCGCGAGCGCCTCCAGATCGTCGAGCCCGCCACCATCGACACCCGCCACGATCACCTCGCAGCGTTCGAGCATACTGTCGAAGGTGATCGAAGGATCGCCCTGACGCTCCCAATAATCGGCCCCGCGCCAGCGATCGCGCGCCAGGCGCAGGCCGATCTCGACATTGAGGTGTTTTGCGAGAAACACCTGCAGCTCGCCCTGCCCGGTCGACTGTGCCTCGCGGAGCTTGTCCTCGATCCAGTCAGCATCGACGCCGCGGCCGAGGCTCGGGTTCGTCACATAGAAATTGGATGGCCGGAGATATTCCTCGGCCTCGATCATCGCCGTCGGCCATTCGTACAAGACGCCGAGCCGGCGGGGATCGATCACGCGTCCGTCCCGGATCGCACGATATTGGGCGAGCTTCGCCTTGAAGATTCCGGCCGGCGTTTCGTCGCTATGCGTCGACAGGAAGATCACGAACCCTTCCAGTCGCGAGACCAGCCCGCCAGTCGCCTCGCCGATCATCGCCGCTGCATCGGCGCGCTTGCCGAACAGCCAAAGTTCATCGACCAGCACGAAGGCGGCCTTCTTGCCCGAAACGACATCGTTGCTGGCGGACACGATCTTCAGTTCGGCGTGCGTTACGCGATGCCGGATGATCCGCTGATTATCGATGATGTGCAGCAGTTCGTTAAGCTCGGGATCGACGCGCACCATCCCGGCTGCCGGGCCGAACGCGTTGTTGGCAATCTCGATCGTCGGCGCGAGCAGAAGCAGCTCGGCATAATGCCGCCAGTTGCGGATCAAAGCCGTGACCATGATGCCGGCGGCGATCGTCGACTTGCCGTTCTTCTTGCTGATCAGCAGGAAGAATTCGGTGATCAGGCGGCGGGCCGCTTCGGAATCATATGCGCCGAAGATGACCGCGACGAATTCGAAAACCCATTCGTCACATGCCTCGCCGAACGTCGGCATGCCGGGCAGATCGACAATGCGCAGCGACTTGAATACCGCGAGCGCCGCCTCGGCCTCGTTCGGGAACAGCGGATCGCACGGCACCAGCGAGCGGCGCTGGACGATGCGGGCTTCCCAATCGGGGCAGGCCGTCGACCATTCCATCAGTTGATCAACCGCGGCGCCGGTGGCGGTGCAAACTTGCCGGTGACGTTACCGGCGGTGATCCGAGCCTCCTCTTTCTTGCCCAGCTTGGGCGGTGGGGCAACGGCGCGACCGCGATCGGCGACCTTGTCCGCAAGCTGCACCATCTCGTGCTTGTCGAGCCGCTTGTAGAGTTCCTTGATCGCGCCGACATTTTCCTTTGCCGCCGCCGCGGCCAGCGAGGCGAGCAGCTCGCCGTCAAGCCGGAGCCGGGCCGAGGCCCGCTCTTTGAGCTGGCGGGAATAATGCTTCCGCAGCGTCTTGGCCGTGATCCCAATCGCTGCGGCGACATCATCCTCCGTGTTGCCGAGCGCGAGTAACAGCATGATTTTCATGCGGTTTTTCTCAGTCGGTACGTGCGGCGGTCGACCGCGACCGACATGCTCCGGCGGGATCGGGTCCCCGAGCAGGTCCAAAATCACGTCGGCCAAGAAAAAAATCTCCAGATGAGACCCATAGCGGTGTGGGCGGCAGGGGGCCGCAGACTTTGACCCACCCCCCGGGGCCTGCCGGTTCGCGATGCGTGGACGGGCGGACGGCTACCTGCCGGCCTCCTCGCGCTGCTTGCGGCTGTCGTGGCAGGGCTTGCAGAGGGTCTGCAGGTTGCCTTCGTCCCAGAACAGGCGTTCGTCGCCGCGGTGCGCCTTGCGATGGTCAGCGACCAGCTTGGACGTGCGATGTTCGATCACGCCGCAGCCAGGCCACTGGCACCGGAAGCCGTCGCGCACGAAGATGACGATGCGCAGCGCCTTCCAGCGCGCCGTGTGATACCAAGCGCGCCACGGCTGCGCGTTGCGATAGCGTTCCCGCTCCACCTTGTCGGCCGGCGCCCATCCTATCGAGGGCGGCGCCTTGCCGATCGCGGGCTTCATGGTCGACAGCTTGCCCATCGCACATGGCCCACAACGCACCGCGCCCGCACCGAAGGGATCGATGCGGGCGCGGTGAGGTTTCAGAGGAGAGGATGCCCGGTAGCCGTGCCAGACGGGTTCCCGAACGTAGATTGGAATACACCCAGATCAGGCCTCAAACGAACATGCTATATTTTCAGGCGTGCAGATTATCGGGATTGACAGGTGAACCCTATGATTTCGTTCGGTTAAGTTGGACCGCGATGGCTGTGATCGCCCGGCTGTACCGCATGCGCAGGCCGTCAGTCGTCCATCCACCGGCCTGCCCGCCCATCGCCCGCCACACCCGCGTCCATTCGATCCGCTGCCGATCGCCGCGCGCAAGCTGCACCAGGCCGAGGCCGAGCACGTGCCGCGTCGGCCCGGTGGCCACGGCCTTGTCCACCCACGCCAGCGCCTCCTCTGCCATCGCGACCTGCAGGCGGGTGTGCCGGCAGGTGACGATCGGCTTGTCGTCTTCGGCCGTCTCGGTGTCATCGCGGGCGGCCTGCCGCCACAGCGACATGGTGGCCGTTTCCAACCACGCCCGTTCGCGATCGGCGCCGCGCAGCAACACCTCCATCGCCTCCACAAGGCGTTCCTGCACCATGTCGAAGGTCCAGAACTCTACCATTGCCCAATCATCCCGGTTCGGTCCCACGGTCCCGTCAAAGGGAGCCATAATGGGAGGATATAAATAAGTATTATCAGTGGATTAGGATGTATCAGGGATCATGGGAGCGAATATTGGGGTTGTTTCGTGCGTGCGCCTGCGCCCACATTAGGAAGACAACCCGCGAAATGGCTCCCAAACTCCCACAAGCTCCCGAATGACGCCTTTTCAATCGTTTAGCGTGATGCGTGAAGCTCCCGCCGCCGGGAAGTTGGGATCATGGCGGCAGATCGAACGGATAGAAGCCGTCATCGGTATCGGGGGCGCGGGGGACGTTGACGCGGCGCGGCGGCGGCAATTCGCTCACAACCGGCTTGCCAGCGCTGTCGAGGAAGTGCGTGGGCTCATACAGCGCGACGATGCCATCCCACACCATCGAACTGGACTTGCGCTTGTGGAAGCGCTTCTTCTCCATCTGTTGCGCCAGATATTTCGGCGACCACGGCTTGCCGGCCGCAGGCAGCAGTTGCGCCCACGTCTGCCACGCGGCGAACAGCTCGTGCAGCGCCGACGCGCCGATCGTCGCACCGTCCGATCGCTCGATGCACAGCGTCAGGAAGCGGCCGAGGATGTCATTCTCGTCGAGATATTTATCGGTCGCTTCCCGGATCGCCTCGGGCTCCGGCAGCCCGCTGTCGAGGAAGGCTAGCGCACCGCGCACCATCCGGTTGAGGATGCCGCTGGCTTCCTCCATCAGGCGCGATTTCAACCGAGGATCTTGTTCGTCGCCGGGAATGATGACGGTCCACGGCACTATCTGAATGCGGCGCCGGATGCCGTGATCGGTGCCGATCCGCGGAGTGTTGTTGCAGATGACGGTGTTCTTGAAGGTGATCTGCAGCTCGAACGGCGCTTTCAGCAGCTCACGTACGCCGCCCTTCGGCTCGTCGCTGGTAAGCTCCTTGACCAGGCCGTCGTCGAACTTCGATCCTTCCTTGGCCTCGTTAGCTGTGACCATGCGACGGCCGGCGAGCGCCGCCAGATCGGGCGTGGCCTCCGACCCGCGATTCTGCCGATCGTTATCCATGAAGCTGTTGATCGATGCCGCCCAGGCATAGTCACCGAGGATTGCGCGCTTCGTGTTGATCCACACACCCTTGCCGTTCGCGCCCTCTCCGAAGAAGATCGCCATCTTCTGCGCGGATGCGTCGCCGAGGCTGTTATAGCCGGCCCATATGTCGAGGAAATCGCGCATCGCGGCATCGGGCTGGACCCGCTCAAGAAAGGCATCGTACGCCGGGCACGTCGCCTCGGGTCGATAATCCGCCGTTGCCATCCGCGTCATCAGATCGGCGCGCCGGTGCGGGCCGAGGACGACGCTCGCCTTTGTCGTGCCGTCGCCCCGCGTGAAGATCAGCGTGCCGTTGCCCACGCAGACGAGCAGCGGATCGGTGTCGAAATCAGCCACGCCGCGCGAAAGCCGCGCTTCGGCCATTCCCGCGATGCACTTGATGTGCCCCGCTCCCTCTGACGTTCGGCCCCACTTTGCGATCGTATCGGACAGCAGGGTGATGACGCCGCGCTTCATGCTTATCACTCGATCAAGCTTGCCGGCATGCTCCAGCTTGTGCGCGGCCTTTTGCGCCGCATCCCACATTTCCAGAGGCTCGGGCGCGATGCCGCTTTCGGCGATCAGCTTCGCTTCCTCCTGGATCGCGCGCATCGTGTCCTGAATGGCCCGGCCGAGCGCCGCCAGCGCCATTTCTCGGCTCCAGCGCCGGCCGTCCCATGCCAGCCAGCCCCACGCCTCGACATAGATGAAGTCCCGGCCATAGCGCTTCAGAAAGCGTTCAAGATTGCCGAGATCGGTCTGCGGCAGGAACGCGCATTCCCGCGTCAACCGCAAATCGTCGTCTCCCCCCGGCCCCCGCTTCTGAAAACCCGGCCCGCTGCCTCCCCCTTGGGAGGATGGCCAGCCATCATTGTCGTGATCGGGGCGCGGGGCGGCGGCGCGCGCGGGCGCGGGAGGATGCGGCGGCGAAGCCCCCATCCGGGGAGCGGAGCGGCGCGAAAGGCGGTCACGAATTGATGCCGTGATCTCTCCGAGATCACGAGGTTGATTGATGCCGGCGGTCCATCCGCTCGCGATGGTGGCGAGCAGCGCGCTTTCATCGTCCCGGCCGGGATTGTCGCGGGCCGCGGCCTCGATCGATGCACGCGCGATCGCCTCGTCGAGCACGCCGGCGGCAACCAACGAGGCGACTTTCAGCGCGCTTTCGTTGAGCTGCGAATTCCGGCCGGCACCCCTGAAGCCGCGCACCGCCTGGCATTCGCCATCGAGCCCGCGCATTGCATATTTGCGCAGCTCGTCGAGCATCTGATCGTCGACATTGGCCGGCCGGGGCACATTGGCGCGCGCTGGCGACGGTCGCGGCGCCGCAGGCTCTGCCTTCGCCCTGGTACGGCACAGCTCGACGACAGCGGCCGGGGCATCGGCGACCGGGGCATCGGCCTTTCCGCGCAGCCAGCGATATTGCCCCTCGGCCGCGCCGCTTTCGGCACCGCCCAGGCACCGGCTCGGCGGCAGGATGACATAACCGCCTTCCGCTCTGACATCGACATGCTGCGGCAGGTTGCTCTTTTTCGTGCCGACCCGGTTACGCAATCGCTCGCCGGCATCCTTCGGCTGCGTTAGATAGACGTGCACGCCCCCGGACGGCGTGCGCGCGGCCAGCGACGTCGGCAGCTCGCAGCCCATGATCGCTTCCAGCTCGGCCTTGAGCGATTCGAGCGTGAATTCCTCGCCGGTCTCTTCGTCGTAGCGCGGATCGAAATCGAGCACGAACAGCCCATCGCCGCCCATCGCCAGCCCGATCATCGCGTTCGGCCAGCGCCGCCACCAACCCTTGATCACCTCTTCATCGGTTGTCGCATCCTTGACACCGTGACCGACGAACGGCGATTTCGCCGACAGCAGGACGCGTTCATCCTTATTGTTGATGTAGCTGTCGTCCTCCGGCCGGCACGGAAACACCTTCCATCCGCGGCGCGCATATTGCAGCGCCGCCGTGCACATCGGCGACGGGAGATTGTGAACAGTCATTCTGGCAACTTTCCACCCCTAGACGATCATCAGGCTTTCCCGGCCTGCCAGCGGGTCATGAGGGGCGATCAGAACGGCACGTCGTCATCCGGATCGGTTTGCCCGCCGGCCGGCTCTTTCCCGAATTCGGGCGGGCGCTCGCCATAGCCATCATCAGGCCGCGGCTTGGGCCGGGGCAGCACGAGCAGCCGGTGGCCGGGGCCGCGCACGACGACTTCGGTCACGAAATGCCGGACACCGGTCTTCTCATAGGATCGCGTGGCCAGCTTCCCGTCGACCTCGATCCAGTCGCCCTTGCGCAGATCCTTCGCGCGGCGGACGTCGTTGGGCGTCAGGATCGATACCTTGTGCCAGTCGGTATGTTCCTTGCGCTCGCCGGTCGCCTTGTCGGTCCATCGATCGGTGGTGGCGACGTTGAGCGCCACCATCTCGCCGCCATGCTGGAAACTGCGCACGGTCGCGTCCTGGCCGAGGCATCCCATCAGGCGAACATGGTTGGTCAGCATGTCAGTCTCTCCCCTACATAGCCGTGCCCGCAGCCCGGCACCGCATCGCGCCGCACGCCGCAGCGCGGGCAGGGATCGCGGTTGACACGCGGCCGCCCATCGATGTCGGATGGCGGAGGCACATGGCGGTGAACCGGTGCGACGGATCGGCCGGGTGGCCATTTCCCGCCATCGGTCGACCAATGCGGCGTGCCCGCGATCGGCGCGGTGGACTTGCCGGTGGCGACGATCGTCACGACGCGGCTCGCCGAAAAACGCTGCAGCCGGATATAGCCGGCGTCGGCCAGGTCACCGACGATCTGCGATATACGCCTTGCCGTCGCGTGACCGCCAACGAGATCCGCCAGCTCGATGTTTGTCGGGCACGGCTTGGCCAGCGCCGCCGCCCATTCGAGCGCGCGCAGCACCCGCGCCTCGCGCTGCAGAAGTTCCCTCATGCCGCATCCTCCACCGCCAGGAGATCGAACAGGCTGCCCGTGGCGCGCCCCGCATCCGCTTCACGCAGAATGCGCACGCCGTCGGCGAAATAGCCGGGGTTCAGCTCGGCCGCGGCACCGCGCCGGCCGAGCTTCACGGCCCGCAACGGCACCGTCATCAGCCCGCCGAACGGATCATAGACCAGCTCGCCCGGCATGCTGCGATCCTCGATCAGCCGGTCGACGATGTCGAACTGGAGCGGGCACAGGTGCATCTCGCGTCCCTTGGCCGATTGCTCGCCGTTCAGCGTCCGCATGCGGGCGACGTCGGTCCATACCTGCGGGTGCCAGCTCTGCGCCGGCAATAGCGCGAAATCGGTCGGCAAGGCGGCCTTGGCCTCCATCTGCTCGCTGATCAGCACATGCGCGTCATAATCATAGACGGTGGCAAAGCTGTGCCCGCGAAACAGCCGGTAGATCGCATCGTGCGGCAGTCCGGCGAAATCGTCGATGGTCAGCAGACGATCGCCGGACGATCGCCAATAGCCCGATGCGTCGATCTGCCATTTCGCCCGGCTGAAGCCGCTGCCCGGGATCGGCCACAGATCGGGGCCGCCATCCTTTTCGGCCGCCATCGCCTCGTCCCACGGCACCGCCTCGCCATCCGGCGCCAGACACAAGGGCTTCGTCTTGGTCACCGGATCGTCGGCATAGCCGCGCGAGCGATCGGTCTGGGCCTTGCGGAACAGCAGCACATATTCGGGCATGCCCACGCCCATGCGGGTGCCATCCTTGGCCTTCTCGCTCCACCCGAGCCGATAGGTCTGGTTATTCTCGCGCACCACGTCGGTGACGACGGTGATCATGCCGAGATAGGCAAAGCCGTGCGCCCGGTAATGATCGATGCACTGGCTATGGAACGGATCGACCGTCTGGAAGCCGAGGCCGTCCATCCCCCCCGGCCGTATCCGATCCTTGACGTGGATCGCGGCGACCCGGCCGGGCTGCAGGACTCGCAACAGCTCGGGCGTCAGATAGTCCATCTGCGCGAAGAAATGCGCATTGTCGTCGGTATGGCCGAAATCGTTGTAGCTCGGCGTATATTCATACTGCGTGGAAAACGGGATGCTGGTCACGATCAGGCCGACGCTGTCGCTCGCCATCGATCGCGTCTCGATCACGGTGTCGCGGTTCGCCACGCGCCATGCCGGTACCGCCGATCCGGGAAGCGGCGTGCCCTGTTCGACCAAAGGATCCTCGCCGGCGCTGATCGTCCGCGCCAGCACGTCGCCGGCGCCGATCAGGCCCAGGCCGTAGGTCCGGATGATCTCGCTCATCCGCTCGGCCGTCTCGTCGTGCCGGCGCCATTTCTCCTCCAGGCGGGCGCGCACCGCGCGCTCGGCCTCGCTGTAGATCAGGTCGATGCGCACGGGATGCGGCTGCAGGAACCGCTGGATACGGTGGATCGCCTGGACGAAATCGTTGAACTTGAAACCGATGCCCAGGAATATCGCCCAGTGGCAATGCCGCTGGAAATTGCATCCCGATCCGGCGAGCACCGGCTTGGCCGCCAGCTCGCGCACCTCGCCATCCGAAAAGGCGATGATCGCCCGCTCGCGCGCGTCGAGATCCTGCGTGCCGTAGACCGACACGACATTCGGGATCGCCGCCTCGATCGCCGCCCGCTCGGCCTCCAGATCGTGCCACAGCAGCCGGTGCGCGTCCGGATCTTCGGCGCGCAGCTCCATCATCTTCGCCACGCGCGCGCTTAGGCTGTCGCGCTTCTCGCGGCTCGCGTCGACCACGCCGATCGCGTCGGCCTTCAGCAGCCGGCCCTGCCCGCTCTTTTCGAAACCGGCCTGCGCATGATCGGTGGCCACCTCGTGCCAGCGCACCTCGATCGGCGGCAGATCATAGCCTTCGTCGGAAAAACCCAGGTCGCTCGGCTTCTGCACGAACGCCGCCCAGCTATTCACCCAATGCCAGAATTCGGCTTCCTTGTGCGGATGGATGGTAAGCTGATCGGCCTTCTCGCTGTTGCGCTTGAAGAACCGCGTCTTCGCCTGGCCGACATCCATCACCTCGAGGAACGCGGCATAGGCCAGCAGCTCGATATATTCGTTCGGGCTCGGCGTGGCGGTGGCGACGAACTTGTACGGCACGCCATCGAACAGCCGCATGAATTCGCGGAACGTCTTCGTGCCGCCGAAGCCGCGCAGGCAGCTCGCCTCGTCGAGCGTCGCGATCGAAAACAGGCCGGCCACATCGATCTTGCCATCGCGGACCGATTCGTAATTGGTCAGCCAGATCCCGTCGAACCGCGCGCCCTCGCATCCGGCCTCGGCCGACAGCGCGCGTTCATGGTCGAGTATCGCGGCCGAGCTGCGGGCGAAGCGCGTCGCGATCCCCAGCATCGCCGCATCGCGCGCAAATTCCTGCCGCACGCCGAGCGGGCAGACGATCAAAGCGCGATCACCCGTCCACGTGCGCAGGATGCGGCAGATTTCGAGCTGCATCACGCTCTTGCCCAGCCCGAAACGCGCAAAGATCGCGCGCCGGCCACCCTCGATCGCCCATCGGACGATCGCCGCCTGATGCGGTTTCAGGATCGGATTGATCCGGTAATCGCCCCACGCGGCGACATCGGCACCGAAGGACGGCGCCGCCGCGATCTTGGCGCGCAGGAAGTCGAGATAATCGACGTTCTGGAGCGCGGTGCTTTGCAGCAGGGGCGCGAAGGCGTTCATGCCGCCACCTCGCGGTTCGCGATCTCAAGCAAGGTATCGCCGTGGCAGGGGCCATCGGCGCCACACCAGCAACCGATATCCTTGCCGCGTAGTTCGGCCACGATCTCAGCGATCGTCGGCGGGGCCGGGCACTCGATCGTGTTGCCGTTCAACAGGATCTGGATATTCGTCGCCACGCCCTGGACGGCACTGCGCATCGGGCCATCCTTGGGCGGCAGGCCCAGCCAGCGGCGGTGCAGCTCGACTGCGGCAGCCCGCCGGCCGGCGAGATCGCCCCTGAAGCCCATCGCGACCGCAAGCCAGACGATATCCTTAACCCGGAAAGGATTGCCCCATTTGGTCGAGCGATCCACCTTCACGGTGTTGCGCGGCATCCGCCATCCGGCGGCGCGGCGGAGCTGGATGCGCACGGGGGCGATCATGATAGTTGCGCCCGCACGGCTGCCGTCACTTCAGCATCGAGCGTCCAGAGCGACTGGCGGCCGATGCAGCCCACCGGCTCGCGCAATGGGCGGACATTCTCCAGCATCCATCCGTACCGGCCGGGCTCATAATTGCCGTACAGCCGCTCGATCGCCGAGACACTCAGCTTCAGTTCGTCGGTGGGCCGTATGTCGACCAAAGTAGCGACAGCGACGATCGCGCCGAGGGGCAGGGGCGCGGGCAATCGCCCAAGGGTGTGCTCGATGGAGGCAAAGGGGCGATTCTCACCATCCCATTTCCGGGCGGCATGGATCGCGATTTCGCCGCGATGCCGCGTCTTCCAATGGCGAGTCTCGATCGCCTTCAGGCCAAGCGGGATCGCCGACGCGTAAGGCTGCCACAGCGATATCGCCGTAAGGCGATCGGCATCTGCCTGGAAAAGGTCGGCAGTCATCCCGGCATCCCGTCATGCTGGACGCTATCGAGCAGCCGTCCGGCAGCTTTCTTGCCGACCCGTGCCATGCGGCAACCACCGACATCCTGAGGCGCGACATCGTGCGGTACCTGAGAACCGTCGACCTTGATGGCGACCATGGGCAATCGCAGATCAGGCGACCATTCGTCGCGCGGTTCCCACTCGCCCCATTGCTTGAAGAACATCGGCACATTGGCCGCCGAGCAATCGTCCCGGATCTTCCGCGCCCAATCTGGATGCATCGGGCGCGCGCCGGGACCACTTTCGCCGCCGACGATTATCCAGTCGAGCCCAGGCTGACAGCGGTCATCGTGATGGTGGTGGAGATGGCGCGGGCAATCTGGAGCACCCGTCCCGTGGTGCATCGCGCCGTTGCGCTCGGGTGAACCTGCGCATCCGCGCTGCCCGCCGATCCACCGCGTTCCGCCCAGAGAACTGTTCAGATCGACAGGCCCCAGCAACGGCTCCATCGACAGAAACCGCACGGCCGCCGGCGTCGCCAGCAGGTTGGGTATCCGTTCATCGGCGCGTCGCTGATCCTCGACCGAAACACCAAGCCAGACGTTGGGAAGCGGCCAGTGCATTGCATCGAGCGCTGCAATTCCCTCGTCTCGCGCCAGGCCCGCTGCCAGAACAATCTTCGCTAGCGCTTCTCCGAATTGTTCTGGTCGATCCTCGAAAGTCGTCAGATAATCCCGCATCCGCTCCGAACGCTTGGTCAGCACCTGATATGTATGGTGCGGAGTCATTGTCATCACAGCGAACACGCGGTCGATCTGTTCGTCGGTCACGTCGGGATGAAACAGGTCCGACATGCTGTTGACGAACCATGTCGTCGGCTTCCGCTTGCGCAGCGGGATGCTCAGCGCATCTTCGGAGAAGTTCAGCCGGCCGGTCCACACGATATGGCCGTTCACATTCGTCGCCACGCCCTCATATTTCGCGGCGATCTTCGCGTTCGGGTGGAACTGCTTTCGATAGGCGTCGCGCATCGCGTAGCAGAGCTTGCAGCCCGGAGATTCGAGCGAGCAGCCGACGATGGGGTTCCACGTCTCCCCCGTCCATTCAATCTTGGAGCCGGTCATTCGGACACCTCGCTCTTGGTGATGACGGGGTCGGGCAGATCGAGACCGGCCCGCAGGTTGCCGGCGATGGCGCGCAGCCGGTGGCGCGCGAAGTCGATCGCCTCGGGCGAGACGCCAAGCCCGGCGCCGCTGCGCACGGCATCCGCTTCGCTTTCGAGGTAGAGGGCAATGCCCTCACGCGAGACGCTCGCGGTCATGCCGCCTGCCTCTGACCAAACAGCATGTATCGGCCCCACTGATCGGCCATCGCTTCGGCCACACCTGAGAAGAAGCGCGACCGCTCGTGGCGCCGGTTGCGATTGCCCGCCATCCGGTGCACTCGTGCTTCGCGCCCGGCGACGACGTTCGTCGGCGTCAGCGAGGGCAGGTTTTTGAGCCAAAGGCAGGTGCGTTTGGTTTCGGGGTGGCCGAACTGCCAAGGCTGGATCGATTGCGCGAAGTGGCGGTAATCCCTGATCCGTTCCTTCGCGTGCCGGTGCATGACCGGATTTTCGATGGCGATCCGCTCGATCGGCGCCGACCAGAACGTCGAGAACAGATCGGCCGCTTCATCAAGCTCGCGCCACATCTCGGGGAGCGAACGCCCCGGCGGCGGGGTGCTCAGCCAGCGCACGCCGGAATTGCAGAGCCTCGTGCAGGGCGGATGGGCGACCATCAGAAGGTCCCACCCATCGTTCAGATGATCGCGCGCATCGCCCACGATATGCCGGTTGCTGCCATCCTCTGACGGCAACAGGTCACACGACCATGCATCATAGCCACGCGACAGAAAGGCGTTCCGAACCGTGCCTGAGAATTCGCAGGCGACGAGGACGCGCGGCGCGCTCATTTGCGCCCACCCATCCGGCTAACCACGGATCGCTCCCCCCCCATCGGTGCCGGTTTCGCGGCCGGTCGCGACGATCGTCACGATCCGGCCGGGCTCCCATTCGGAATGGCGGCGCCGGATCGAACCGGCATTGATCAGCACGTCGAACAGCCGCTTCACCCGATCGGGGCAGCAGCCGATCCGGCCGGCCAGCCATGCGTTGGACGGGCAGGGCGCATCGAGTGACGCCGCCGTGCCCAGCAGGCCGAGCAGCATCGCCGCCTCGGCGTCGCGCTGGCGGTCGCTGGCCATCCGATCGAAAGCGCCGGCCGAGCACGGCACCGGCCCGACATCGGCCACCCAGGGCAGCGCCGTGCGCCGCACAAGGAAATCGGTATCGAATTCCGCCTGGTGCACCTGCCGCAGGGTGACGAACCCGGCATCGCCCAGCGTGCGCACCCGCGCCGGCACCTTCGACCACTTCGGCAGGCCGCAGCCCTTCGCATAGAGGAATGTCTCGCCTTCGCGCGCCGCCGCCACCCACGCATCGAGCGCCGCGATCTGGCAGATCGCGATGCCGGTGCCCGACAGGCCCTGGACGAACGCCGAGGCAAAGCCCGGCTGCACCGGCGCGGGCGCCGGCGGCAAGATGGCAAGGCTTGCCATCACTGCACCGCCTTGCGGGCATCGAGCGCGCGGGTCAGCGCGTCGCGCGCCACCGTCGCCATGCCTTCATCGAGCGTGAGCGCAACGCCCATGCCGGCCAGCAGGATCGCACCGCCCGGGGTGCGATGCGCCTCGAACAATGGCCCATGCGTGCGTTCGCCCAGGCGGCAGACCGGACGGTCGATCGTCAAAAGGGTCGGCGATGATGCGGCGGGGGTGGCTATCATCTCCGCATCATCGCCTGCCCGCGCCGCTCGGATGCCGACGTCTCGGCCGGCGCGGGGTTCGTCTATCGTCAATCTTTGTTGCCAGTGGCCGATCATCACGGCGTTGGCGGTGATCATCTCGATGATCGCGGCCGTCATGTTGCCCGGCAGCAGCTCGCCCGCGATCAGCCGCTCGACATCGAAGCCGCGGCCATCGAACAGGATCTCGCGATCCGCCGGATATTCCATGATCCAGTTGGCGAGCAGCAATTGCCCGCGATTGTTCACGCCGCGCGACGTGCCATATCGATCCATCTGCACGACGCGGATCAGATCGTCGCCGGTGGCGCGGGCGATCCGATCGGTCAGCAGACGTTCGGCAACACGAAATCCCCCCATATCCCTCACTCCTCCAAGGTCGCTTCGATCGCGGCGAGCCGCGTGCGCAGCGCCGCGATCCCGCGCGCCGCATTGTCCAGCGCCGCCGATCCGATCCCGCGCAATTCGCCGTCGTCGACCTGCCCGTCATCGAGCAAGGCCAGGCTCAGCAGGTGCGCGAGGTGCAGCAGATGGCTGAGCCGCTCATTGTCGCTCATGTCGGCGCTGGAGAGCGGGCCGATCTGCTGGCCGATCATCGCCAGCACCCGCCCGCCGAACCGGCCGTTCCATTCGCGCAGGCCGAGCAGGAACGCCGAGACCGGCATTTCGCTGATCGCCTTGGCATAGTCCGCCGCGCGATCGTCCGACTTGCCGAGCACCCGGCCGACATCGGCCCAGGTCAGCCCGTCTTCCTCGCGGATCTTCGCCAGGTCGGCGCCCAGCGTGGAAAGCGCGTCAGAAACGGCAAATGATCGCCGCTTGCCGTGGATTTGCTGCACCGCACTCATGCAGAAGGCTCCGCATGGTCCACAACGGCACATATCGCATCAGCGCCGAAGCGCCGCCTGTCTTCGTCAGCCGGATGGGGGGGCTGCTCTTCGCGCCGCCGCTCCGCCTCCCACGGGCCGCCAACGCCGAACATCTGGTCGATCGCGATTCCGGTCTGCTCGCCGATCCAGACAATCGCGATCGTGGCGAAAGTCATCCCGGCGACGACGGTCACACCGCCGATCAGGAAGTCGATGATGGCCCCCCAGCCCATGGCTATGCGCCTTCGCCGGGGGCGATTGTCTCGCCCCCGGCATCGGCTACAGTCGTGGTGCGAACAGCGACCGAAGGGGAAAGACGATGTCGGAAACCGCGAGAATTTACGGCGAATTTGCTACCGGCGCGGCCGTCCGGCCGGTACGCGCGGATCATATACTGGGATGCCGGATCGAACTGGATGCGAAGCGGCGCCCCGATCAGCTCGCGGTTCAGTTTCGCAATCCGGACGGTTTTCATGAGGTCCGGATGGATTTCGTTCAGGCATTGTTCCTGCTCTCCACGCTCAAGGCGATCCAACTCGACACCGGAACATCCTTTCCGGACGATCCGCGCGCGATCCGCGACAACCCGCTTTGTTGACCCGGTGGCCATCTACGCGGCCTCCCTTGACAGCCCGCGGTCCATGCCCCGACATCCCGCCGGGCAGCATGAAAGGGGAACCCAATGGCCATCAACAAAGGTCAACCAATGGAGGTTACGGCCGATCGCGGGATCGTTGCCCTGCGCGTGCCGATCGACGGGCGACTGCGCACCGTCCGGATGGACGGCGCAACCGCTCTGGCCCTCGCCAACAAACTCGCGAGCGTCGCCGTCACCATGGAAGGTGGCGCGGATCGGATCGTTGACGGGATTTCCGAGATCCTGCTGCGGCCAGGCACCAATGGCGGCGCCGATATGCTGGTTGTCAGCGAGCAGGTCGGCCCGATGGGCTTCCGGCTGCCCGCCAACCTGTTGCTCGCTTTGTCCGAGGCAGCCAACGGCGTGCTCGAATTGCGTAAGGATACAGGCACAGCCTGAAGAGCGGGCAACGCGCCCCGCGTTTCCGAGATCGCCCATCTACGCGGCCTCCTCTGCGGAAGACGACGTGCCGATCCCGAAGAAATCGTTCGCTGTGACCTTGCCGCCCGTCTCAGCGACAATCAGCGGCATGGTTTCCCTGTCCGGGATCCTCTCACCGTTCACGTACCGCCGCACAGCCTGCGGAGATCGACCGATGCGCACGGCAAAGACGACGACCGGCACGTTCTCTTCATCCAGCCATTCACCCAGCGTCGCCATTCGATGACCTCCGTTAGACACCATAATGGTGTTGTTATAACACCGTTGTCAACACCAAATTGGCGCGTGGCAGAAACGCACCGAATTGGTGCAGAATGCGGCGTGGCCGAAAACAATCTCATGCAACTGCGAAAGAGCGCCGGCTGGTCGCGGCCCCAGCTTGCCGAACGCATGGGCACATCTGCGCAACAGATCGAGAAGCTAGAAAAAGGGATGCGACGCCTGACGCTCGATTGGATAGAGAGGTTCGCAGCGGCCTTCGAAATTTCTCCCGCAGCGATCATCTCAGGCGAGAGCCCGCCTCCGAACGCTAAACCGGTGCTCCTTGAAGGCCCGTCGGCAGAACGGATGCACGAAGATCTGCCGATCTACGGGACAGCGCTTGGCGCACCCAAGATGATCGATGGCGAAGCGGTGGAGCAAACCCATCTCAACCAGGGGGATGTCGTGGGGTATGCTAAGCGACCAGTGATCCTGAACGGTCGCGCCGACGCTTATGCGTTGTACGTCGTCGGTCAGTCGATGGCGCCGAAATATGATGAGGGCGAGATAATCCTCGCCGAGACGAAGCGTCCGGCGCGAATCGGAGACAACGTCGTGGTCTACCTTCGCGCCAGAGGCGATGATGACGATGGGCAACGTGCCCGCGCGGCCTTAGTGAAGCGTCTAGTGCGGAAGACGGCGGCCTATATCGAACTTGAACAATACACTCCGCCGATCACCTTCAGGATATCCATCGACGAAATCACGCGCATCGACCGGGTGATGAGCCTTTCGGACTTGCTTGGGTGAGGCGCGAGAGTCTCCGCATCGGGCTGACGGTCGCCCTCATCTGCGCCACGCCGTCGCTTGCCGCACCCAAAAAGCTTCCGGCAAAGCCGATGCCGTTTGCGCAAGCGTTTTTGAAGCAGCAGACCTTGCTATCGCCGATCAATAACTGTCAGTCGTTCGTCGAACATGTCGCCTCGCTAGTGCCGTCAAACGGGCTTCTTCACCGCCTTCTCGGCGACGCCACTTCCTCAAAGTCAGAGTTCGAAAGTTCGGCGGCCTATTCGGCACGCCTTGCGCAGGCCAAGCGGGCTGCGGTCGGCGATCTCGACAAGATCTATATTCGCACACCTGTTCCGAATGACGCGATCAGCTACGACGCCGACCACAACCTGCTGACGATTGACCTGACTGGCGTTAAGGCCATTCCGATTGGTTACTGGAATGTCAAAAAGCAAAAGATCCCCGCGTCTAACGCCTATGGGGTCAAACGCATTATCACGGTCACCACCGGACAAGAGATCGAGGCGGCGATATTCTGGCTACCGGGCGAGCCGCCCCAGTTCGAAGTTCCCTTGTCGCCAACCGACGCTCTGCTGCTCAAGGCCGGTTTCGGCGAACTCCACATTCTCGGCCGGCTCGGCGATCTGACGGACGAAGACGACGATAGCTCTCCCGCCACCGTGACTGACCCAACCGAATATCATTTCCGGCAGCTCAGAGCCGTGATCCACACACGATGCGTTGCCATAACCTTTGGGCACACTGTTTTTCCGAAGTCGAAGTTGGATCAGTGGGACGATCAGTAACACCATATTGGTGTTGACACGATAGCACCAATATGGTGTTTTAGCCGCCGTCACCACGACGGAGGCCACCATGCGACGTCCACCCAATCCCAAGCCTGCCCCTGCCCCTGAACCGGCCGAGACGCCCAAGGCGGCGCATGCGCCGCTGCCGGCGATCGTCTTCGAAGCCTGGTACCGCGCCCGTACCCGGATATCGCCCAACGCGCTGGGCTGGACGCCGGAAGCCGCGCTCCACCGCGATTGCCGCGCCTTCGCCCGCGCCTGCCGCGAACCCGGCATCCTGACCCCCGAAGCCTTCCACGCGCTGATGGCACGGACGCACAGCGTTCAGCGCCAGATGCTCGTGCGCAACGGCCTGGTCGAAACCTACGGCATCTGTTGGGACCGGCAATTGCTGCCGGCGCTGCGGGTGGCGGCATGATCATCGCCCGCATCGCCGGCTGCACCCGCGTGCTTGGCGCCCCCGCAGGCTGGACGCCGGAAACCAGCGGCCCATGCCTTGGCCTCCCGATCCGCGACGAAGTGAACGGCGACTTGCCGTGCATGGTCTCGGCCTGGGAGCCGACGCCAGCCGAACTCCGCGCGATCCTGTCCGGCGCGAAGATCATGCTGCGAATCGTCGGCACCGGCCATCCGCCCGTCATGCTCTATGTCGGAGATCCCGCATGATCATCGACACCAGCCTGTGGCATTGGCCGCAATGGACGATCATCATCCTGTACAGCGTGAGCCTTCTGGTCAGCTGCTCGATCCATGGCGATCCGATGGTCGAGCCGGGGACGAAGCTGCCGCGCAAATACAACGCGTTCCACGCGCTCCGCAATTTCGCGTTGATCTTCTTCATCCTCATCGCCGGCGGGTTCTTCAAATGAGCCCGCCGCTTCACGCCCACGAATGGCGCTCGCTGGCCGAGTGCGCCGAGCTGCTGCTCGCCGATCGCGTGGCCGGCTATCCCGAAGCCGTCGCCGCGAACAAGCTCACCCCCGAAGCTGCCGCCCGCGGCATCGCCGCGATGACGGCCGTCGTCGCCGTCTGGCGCGAAGCCGCCGCCTTTCGCCTGCCGGAGCATGACTTTGCCTTCGATCGCCACGCGATGATCGAAACCCTGCGCATCGCGCTGCGCCGCCTGCATGCCACGGCCGCCGCCGATCCGCACAACGATTTCCTCGCCAACCGCCGCGACTGCACCGCCGCCATGCTGTGGTGGCACGAGCGCTTCAGCGACGGCCCGTTCCACATGGTGCGCGGCACGCTGATCGCGCGCGAGCGGGCGGCGCGTGATGCCGAAAGGATCGCGGCATGATCGAGGGGCAACCAGTCGCAGATGACGCGGTCAAGCTAATCGCTGCAGAAATACGAGAGACACCCAGCAGCGTCGGTTATTCCGTCAGGGGCCTCAACCGCGAAATATGGGTTCACGAAGCCGCAATCGAAGCAATCCTTCGTCTTCTGAAAGACCGCGACACACCCGAAACCGCGAACTTCACCGAAGGCGTTACGCGAGAGGCGTTTCACCAGCGCGCTCGCTGGAGCGTCGATCACGATGCCGGAAAGACGCCATTCGATTGGTTCTGGTTGATTGGCTACCTCGCACAGAAGGCGGCAGACGCTGCCGTTCGTGGCGATATCGAAAAGGCCAAACACCACACGATCAGTACCGCTGCCGCACTATTCAACTGGCATCAACGCCTTACAGGCCGTGACAGCGGCATGAGACCGGGCATCATGCCTCCGCCCGAACCCGCGAAGGTGGATCGGTTGGCTGTGGCGCGCCTTCTGCACGATCGCCTTCGAGACCGCATGACGGGTGTTAGCGGGCGGCGTATCATGCCTGTTTGGGATGAGCAAACACCGGAATACCAGTCCATTGTCCTTTCCGACGCGGACGCCCTTCTAGCCCTTATCGGCCCTGCGGCATGACCCGCCACATCCGCCCGCTCACCCCGCTCGAAATCGAGGCCGTGCTCGGCGTTGCCGGCGACGCGCTGGCCGAGGAAACCCTGCAGGGTGACCGCCGCCTGATCGCCGCCTTCGAACGCGGCACCGCCAAGCTGCGCGGGGAGGATCCCGACATCGTCCCGAGCGATCCGCAATGGCTGGCGATCGCCGCCGCCCACGCCGCCACCGAAGCATCGACCGAGCTGCTGCGCTACGCCCGCGAGGGCGACCATGGCCACACGATGTTCGATCACATGGTCGAGCCGATCGAGAAGTTCGCTGATGCGCTTAAGATGGCGCTCGAAGCGCTGCCTGCGGCCGAGATCGACGGCGAGCGCAAACAGTTGCTCCGCGCGCTCAGCCGCTATCTCGAAGGGTGGGCATGATGAGCGGCGCGCCACACCTCTCTGCAGCCAACCCGAACGCTGACTGCGGTTGCCCCGAGGAAATCTGGATATACCGGAACATCGAGGTGACGATCCATTTCGAACCGGATGGAGCCATCGATGCGTTCTTCGACGCAGGCGACTGGCAAAACGATATGACTTTCCCGCCGGCTCCCGACCATGAGGCTGCAAGAGCGGCGGCCTTCGCGTGGATCGACGCGCTTCCTACGGAGGAAGAATACGCCGCGACGCTGGCTAAGAGCGCCTGAGCCGTGGACCACGCCCGCCCGGAAATCGCCGACGCTGAAAAGACCGCCCCTGCGCGGCCATTGCCAGCCTGTGCGGAGTGCATGGCGCCCTTCGCGCCCCGGCAGAACAGCCAGCTCTTTTGCTGCACCGATCACAAGAATGCGTTCCACGATCGCTGGCGCATCCGCGGCCGCCAGCTCGCGCCGCTTGAGATGGCCGTCAGCGTCACCCGCAACGGCCGCATCCGCGATACCGATATCGGCGTGCGCGCCGCCCGATCGGCCCAGCGCCTCAAGCGACAATGGGCCGCCGAGGATCGCGACGCCGGGCGCATGCCGATGGACCAATATATCCGCCGCCTGTCGCGGTGCCACGATCTGCCATGAGGGGCGCTGCCGCCAAATCCGCCTATCCCGGCAAGGTCGCGATCCGCCATGTGATCGAGACCGCGCGGGATTGCGGCCTTGACGTCGCCGGCATCGAGGTGTCGCCTGACGGCACGATTCGCGTCGTCGAAGCGCGGGCACTGCCCAAGCCGGCGGAGAGCGAATTCGACCGCTGCCAGCGCGAGGGACTGATTTGAGCGACCTGAAGCAATTTGCGCTGTTCGCATTTAACGACTGCTATCCGAGCGGGGGCTGGGGCGACTTCGTCGATAGCTTCGACACCATCGAAGAAGCAGCCGCCCACGGCAAAACGCTGCCACGCGACATTCGATCGATCATCGATCTTCGCACCGGCGAGGATGTGACTCCGGAGAGCATCTGGTGA